CGCAACGTGCTCTCAGAGCTTCATAAGACTGTTAAATTTATCATCGACATGATCGGTATTAACTACGACGGGTCGTTTAACAGACAAGAGTTTGACGAAAAATATCCCTACCTTAATGCTCTAGTCCCAGCCAAAAGACCAAACTCAGGCGACATGTATGGTAGAGAATACGCACTCAGTGTGTTAGCTGGTGGCTCAAAAGAATTGCAACCACCGTACGACATCCTTTTTACCATCCAAGACCATTTTATTATCGAGGCCAGATCGAGAGACACAGGCCTTGGCTTTGCAGAAAGCTTGAGGCAAATGCAGAGAAACACATTGCTCTCTAAGTTTAGAGGTAATAACTTTGTGTGGGTCGGCTACTACCCAGTTGACGGAATGCTCAAACAAAACTGGGTTGACAATGCGATTGCAAAAACAAACTTCCCAGTTGCATACTGTGAGTTTGGTAGAAAAGAAATGCTTAAACATGATAGCGACCAGAATAAACTCAAAGGTAGAGTTGAAGTGATCCAACACGGTACTAACACAAAAGATTTTTACCCAGTTAGTAACGAGAAAAAATATGAGCTCAAGCGTCATCATTTTAGAGCCATGTACTCAGAGGGAGTGATGAACGATGACACTTTCCTGATTATCAACGTCAATCGTAACCAGATCAGAAAAGATTTGATGCGTACTCTTATGGTGTACAAAGAGTTTAAAAAACAAGTGCCTAACTCATTTTTATATCTACACTGTAATGCTTACCATGATCAGGGTGGCAACCTGTTTGATATCGCTCGAAACTTAGGATTGACTCAAAAAGATTTTGCAGTACCTAAAACATTCAATCCAAGCGTGGGCGTGCCTATCGAAACAGTCAACGAGTTGTATAACGCTGCCGATGCAGTGCTAACCACTACTTTGGGTGAGGGCTGGGGATTGTCTATTACTGAGGCAATGGCTACAAAAACACCTATTTTCGCACCAAACATTACAAGCGTGCCTGACATATTAAATACACACGGCGGTTTTGATCCAAAGACAGCAAGGGGTTTTGCATTCAAATCAGGGTCTACACCCACAGAGTTTGTTTGTTTCGGTCAAATGGATAATGAGGTTATCAGACCAGTCTCTAATGTAGAAGATGCAGTCGAAAAATTGATGTGGTTTTACAAAAACAGAAACAAGAAGGTTGCCAAAGATATCGTTGAGCGTGCATATAAATGGGCTACTGAGACAACTTGGGAGAGAGAAAACGAGAAGTGGGTAGAAATATTTGAGAGAGCCATTGAGGTAAACGATCGCATGAGAGCTGGTGAGTTTATTGAGGGTGTTTTAAGCAAAGAAGATAAAAAAGCGTTTACGGTGGCAAATAAAACTGAGGTGGGACGCAATGACCCATGTCCTTTGTGTCTAGCCAACGGTGTTACAAAGAAGGTAAAGAAGTGCGAGGAGCACAGGCATATCTTTATTGATTAGTCAACTGTTATAATGAAATCATGTCAGACGAAAAAACCACATCACCATTGGATGGTCTTAACGTACGCCAAAGAAAATATGCTAAAGGCATCGCTGAGGGCAAAAGCAAACATCAAGCAGCATTAGACGCTGGGTATAGTCCGAATACTGCAAAGAATGCGACGGTCAACATTGAAAAACGTGGCGTGGAGGCTCCTATAGCAGAGCTTATCAGACAAAAGGGTCTAGGTGAGGACAAGATACTCGAAGTAGTAATTGAGGCATTAGAAAACGCCACTCGTATATGGACTACAAAAGACGAAATGTTTGAGCGTCCTGACTACGGGGTAAAACATAAATATTTAGACACGCTTTTGAAGTTATTAGACAAATACCCAGCAACCAAAAAAGCGGTCGAACACTCTGGGAAAGTTACAATCAATGATATCCTCAAACTCCTCGACGATGACGAAGACGGAGATGAAACAACTCCTTAAAAAATGCCAAGATCCGATCTGGTTTAGTGATAATGTTTTGGGTGGTGTTGAATACCACGGTCACACTATTTGGGATAAACAAATCGAAGTCATGCAGTCAGTGCGTGATAATCCATTTACAGCAGTAAGAAGCGGTCACGGTGTTGGTAAGTCTCATGTCTCTGCTCGTACAGTTTTATGGTTTTTAACTGCTTTCAGACCATCGAAAGTCATTACGACCGCACCAACATGGAATCAGGTCATCAATGTGTTGTGGGCTGAGATCAATCGTATTCACCGAAAATCAAAGATGCCAATAGGCGGGGAGCTCTTAACTAACAAGCTCACCATAACCGACGAGCATTTTGCTATTGGTTTCTCAACAAACGAGGCTGATAAGTTTCAAGGGCATCACTCCCCCAATATCCTAGTTGTATTTGATGAAGCTCCAGGCGTAAGTGACGATATCTGGGAAGCATCAAACGGTTTACTTACCTCTCCAAACTCTAGGTTTCTAGCAATCGGAAACCCAACCAGACCAGCAGGGATGTTTTATGATGCTTTCAAAAATCCAAAGTACAACAAAATTGTCATCTCCTGTGAGGATAGTCCAAACGTCAAAGAAGGTAAAAACGTGATCCCTGGTTTAGTTACACGTGAATGGATCAAACAAATGGAGGATGAGTGGGGTAGGACTTCACCAATATTCAAGTCTCGTGTGTTGGGTGAGTTTCCAGTTGAAGGTGAGGATACACTCATACCATTATCGTGGGTCGAAAGAGCTATCGAAAAAACAATCAATCCCAAAGATGAGAGTCCTATTGTTATGGGTATTGACGTGGCTCGATTTGGTACAGACAGTACGGTGTTTATTATTTACCAGGGGGGAAAGATCTTACATGTCGAGGGGTATATTGGTAAAGCATTGACAAAAACAGCGGGTCGTGCAATCCAGTTGTATAGCGAATATAATTGTGTCAAAATAGGTGTAGACGATATCGGCGTAGGTGGCGGTGTTTTCGACATCCTAGACGAGAAGGGTTTGTCCGTTATAGGTGTCAACTTTGGTGCAACACCAAGCGACCAAGAACGGTTTGACAATCTCAAAACCGAGATATTTTGGAATCTAAGAGAGCGATTTGAGAAAAATGAGATTGACATACCCGACAACTCTAAGCTCTTGTACGAATTGCCATCACTAATGTACGAGGTCACGTCTCGTGGTAAACTGAGAATAGTCAGCAAAGACAAAATGAAAAAACTCGGTATGTCATCACCTGACTATGCCGATGCTCTAGCAATTGCAGACTATACCTCGTATGCTGGTAGAGTAGGAATACTCGATTTTTATCAAGAGGAGCTAAATGAGCAAACCCAACAACTTCCTAGACTACTTAACCAAACCGATAACCAACAAGGTTTCTCAACTTTTATCAGACCAATTGAGTGAGATGCTGGAAAAGCAAGTCGCTTTAATGTCTCCAGAAAAGAGTAACGGCGTAAAAGAAACTTTTATGTGGGACTTGCCCCCAGGCTTTAACTTTATTGACACAGGCAGACGTAAAGAAAAACCAGAGGGACGCATTGACTACTCAACTCTCAGAAACTTCTCAGTCCATTACCCCATTGCTCGATCATGTATTGACTACCTAAAAACCAAAGTCCTCAAGCTAAACTGGGACATTACCACCGAAGACCCAGATCAAGACCTAAATAAAGACGATCCTAGAGTTAAATTAGTCAAGGCATTCTTTAAGAAACCATTGGGCAGATCAAGTGGATATAGGCAATTTGTAGAGTCCATACTTGAGGACTACTTTGTTGTTGGGGCTATTGCTTTGGAGAGAATGAAAACAAGAGGTGGTCAATTTTTGGGAGAGCTCAAACTTGTTGATGCCTCTACCATTAAGGTTTATGTTGATGACTATGGTCGTATCCCAGAGCCACCACAAAATGCTTATGCCCAAGTGATTGGTGGGAGCGTGGTTGTCAGACTGACAATGGACGATTTGATTTATCGTGTTAGGTCTCCACGATCAAACACTGTTTATGGTCTCTCTCCAATTGAGTCGATTATTATTCAAGCTGAGTCTGCATTGCAAGGCTCTCTCTATTCATACCGTTGGTTTAGTGATGGTAATATGCCCGAGGGCTTCTTGAAAATGCCAGAGGGCTGGACAGCAGATCAGATCAAGAAGTTTGAGAGATACTTTAACTCAATGTTGGCTGGTAACTTTAGAAACAATCGACGCATTAAACCAATCCCAAGCGGTGCAGAGTTTGTACCTGTTAAGAAACCAGAAGAGGTCGGATACGAAAGGTTTGAGCAATGGATCTTGCAATTGACTTGTACAGTGTTTGGAGTGCCACCTCAAGACATTGGCTTTACACATCAAATAAATAAGTCTAGCTCTGAAACTCAGCAAGAGATGGGACAAGAGCGAGGCATGAGACCAGTCGCAGCTTTCCTTGAGGACATGTTTACTGACATCATCCAGCAAGACTTTGGCTTTGCTGACTTCAAGTTTATCTATACCGATGTTGACCCAGTCGATGCCAAGACAGAGGCAGAGGTCGAAAAGATTAGATTAGAGAGTGGTGTTTTGAGTGTTGATGAAATCAGACAGTTAGAAGGTAGAGAGCCGATTGGTCTTAATCATTACATTAAGGGTGGCAAGGTTGTTTTAGTAGAGGACTTGGTTGATGAAGAGATGCGATCAGCTAGAAAAGAGCAGTCACTCAGGATGAATGAAATTAGCAAAGAGCCTGGTGCTGGCAATAGTGAGGACGATAACCAAGAGAGTGACGACGAGGATGAAGTGGTCGAGCAAGCACAAAAGCAAGACCTTACACTGTGGCGTAAAAAATCACTTCGAGATATTAAAAGAGGTCGTGAATTTTCCAAGTTTCAGAGCGTTGCACTCGATGATTGGATGGTAGATGAGATATTTTTACAGCTTAATAAGTGTAGGAGCAAAGAACATGTTGACAAAGTATTTGCCCCATATCTCAACAACTCAATGCAAACAGTGCATTACTTGAGGAAAATTAACAATGACCTTGACCACATCATTAAAACACAAGATTAAGAAGGCGAGGCTGACGTTTGGAAACAACGCAATACTCGATGACGCAGAGACTCAGCCAGAGTTTACCAAGTTTATTGATGACCTAAACAAAGCCTTTGATAAACAAATAGCCGAAGTTTTAGACGATGACAGACTTGTTGCTGATTTGATGTTGCTTGCTCAAAAAGCAGAGGGAAACCAGAACGTCATAAGATACTTGATCGGAAAGTTTACACCACTAGCTGATAGTCTCAAAGAGGGTGTACTGCTTGGTTTCTTTATTTGGTCTGGGACAGTGGGTGGTCAGGGAACGCTTGACCAAATGACGATTGAGTCTAAGCCCTTCTTGCTAGAAAACGAAGAGATAGTCAACTACCTCAAAAACAGATCGCTGGACATGGCGAAACTGTCTGATGAGACGACTAGAGAGAGACTGGCTGGTGTACTTGAAGAGGGTAGGAAAAATCTACTTACACCACAAGAAACGGCTACGCTTATCGCTGATCGTTTCAAAACTATCAATCCAAACAGAGCAGCACTGATTGCCAGGAATGAGTTAGCCAATGCAGCTAATGCAGTGGGATATGAAGTGTTTAAGAGAAACGGAGTGACTGAGGTCAGATGGGTGACTGTCATGGATGACAGAGTTTGCCCAATCTGCTCGCCACTGCACAATCAGGTTGTGGGCATTGATAACAATTTTACTGGCAAACAATCGACTGACCTTGGTACTAAAATAGTATTTGAAGGTGAGCGTCCGCCTGCCCACGTCAATTGTAGATGTTATCTCGAAGAGGTTATCACTGGCTTTGATGTGAGCCCAGACGATAAAATAATATGGACTGGACAATAACATGACTAATACAAAAAGTTTTTACAGCCAACCAGATCCTCATGATGTCAACACAAGTAAGGCTGATGTTGACAATGAGCCACTAGATGTCAACACAATTGGCACAATTAGAAAAACAGTTATACCAATGTTTGATTCTTTGCTGGAAAAAATAAACGATAAAATAAATGTTGAAACTGAAACCAACATCGACTTATCAAAACTTGAGAATACTCTAGAGAAATTTTTGCATGAATTAAAACAACAGCTTGGCAAAGACATAAAGCTAAATATTTCTGATTTAGAGAAACTTGAGAAGGTCAAAGAGTTTAGTTTTGACTACAACAAGTTAGCCAAAGCAGTCATTTCAAACCTACCAAAGCAAGAGAAAACCCAAAAGGTAGAAGGTACTGTCAAAGTCGCTGAGGTTAGGTCACTACAAAAGTCTATTGATAACTTGATCGACTTACTTGCTACAAAAAGCGAGGCTGATATCACATTCCCATATGAAAAAGGTGAAAACATTCCTGTCTCAATTAGAGAGTACACCCAGCATGAAATAGCTGGAAAGGGCGGAGCCAGTGAGTTTAGAGAGAAACAATGGCTTAGAGAAGAGTATACATACACGACCGTTTCTGGTTGTAATGTAGTAAGTCAAATTAAAAAGTGGGATAGTGATCAGGTACTAACTGAGAGATATGAGTATGACGGCAACGCAAATGCAATTGTAAAAAGTAGATCTCTTGAGCTGCATAACGGGATAGGTGTTTAATAATGCAGACAAAAATAAATCCATTTACTAGCAAGCAGGATGTTGTAAGGTCTAAGTGTGAGCTTGATAGAGATTATGTCAATCATGGCACTGACGGGGAAGGTACAGAGGAGCTTGACTACATAGATTTTGATGTTACTGCCACCTCTGGTGCTAAAGTTGGAAGGCTTAGGTGGAATGCTACAGATAGATGTTTGGAATACGACTCTTATATTGATGGCTCAACTGTAACTAATCAGATAGGACAAGAAGTCTGGGTTAGAGCTCGTAATAACACAGGATCAGCTATAGCAAACGGAAAAGCTGTATACATCACTGGGGCATTGGGAAACAGACCAACAATTGCTCTGGCTGATATGTCAGTACACTCAAACTATACCTCTTTTATGGGTATAACTACTGAATCTATAGCAAACAATGAGGATGGTTTTGTTACCACAATTGGAAGTGTCAGAGGGCTTAATACTAATGCTTTTGCTGAGGGAGATAAAATATTTGTATCAGCTACTACACCAGGAGAGCTTGTAAACGTTAGACCAGATCCTCCCAATCATATTATTTCAATCGGTACAGTCACAGTTAAAAATCCCTCTATTGGAGAAATTGCAGTTAAGATAGAAAAACAACAGATTGCTAAGGATGTGCCTATTGCGGATGGTGGTGATATTATTACAGCCACTGATGTTGAGGCTGCATTACAAGAAAATAGAACAGCTATTGATTTAAACACAACCCATAGAGGATCAAACGGATCCGATCATTCCTATATTAATCAAGATGTTACTACTACAGGTACACCAACTTTCGGAGAAACCCTTTTTACTGATAAAGTTAAATTTACTCAAACAGATGGTAATGAATATATCGACTCTCTAGCTGATGGGTATCTTGACTTAGCAGCAACCACTGGTATTAGATTAACTTCTCCTTTAACTAGAATTACTGGAGATTTATATCTTGGAAATAATGTTGCAGCTGATCCAGCGATAGTTTTCGATGGATCTGCTAATGATGGACAAATTAGTTTTGATGAGTCTGCAGATGAATTTATTTTGTCTTCTCCTGTTAATTCATTAATTGTTGGTGCTGGTGGTTTTGGAATAGAAGAAATAGGTGGAGGAAATGTTTTAGTTATTGCACCAACAAGTAATTTAACTGCTACAAGGATTTTGGGACTTGCTACTGGCGATGCATCAAGAATAATTACTTTTACGGGTAATCCAACATTAGATGATTGGTTTGATCAATCAGTTAAAACCACAGCAAGTCCTACTTTTGCAAATGTTTATGTCCCCGATGGTGGATTTACTGGCGTATCTGGAGCTGTAGGATTAACATATAGTTCTACTGACACTGATATCACCGCTAATGCCCCAATTAGAACAGAGCCAGCTAGCGGTAATGCTAGATTCAGTGCTACCGCTGCCACCACAAACGATAACGTGGCCTATTCACTAGTTCGTGACACAACAGTTGATGGTTTTTTAGCTAGCGCTGGTGCAGCTAGTAACTGGTCAGATATTTCTGTTCAAGGTGATTTAGTTCTTCGAGCAGATGAAGCAAATCTTATTTTAACTGTTAGAAATGCAAGTGGTGATATTGTTTTTGCATCGGGCGCTGCAGACACTGAGAGAATGAGATTAACTAATGCTGGATATCTTGGCATTGGTACTACGAGTCCTAGTGATTTATTACATGTTTTTAGAGATACTAATGGGACAGCTTATGTTCGTGCACAAAATACAAATGCTGTCGGGACATCTTCTTTGGCGGCTCTTCGAGCCATAGCAAGTACGGCTGATGTTGTTATTGTATCGCATGGAGCAGCGCGTACGGCCACACGATATGGGATTACTGTAGGTAATTATTCAGAAGTTCTGACTCTTGATGGAGAAGGGTTGCTTATTGGAACTGGTAGTTTAGCAAAACCAGTTATTTTTGGTACAAATAATACGGAAAGAATGAGAATTGCTAGTGATGGCTATGTTGGTATTGGTACTGTGAGTCCTAGTGCGAAACTTCACATAGATCAAGCGTCCACTACTGCAGCCGTTCCAGCTCTTATAGTAGATCAAGCTGATGTTAGTGAAGGTACTATTAATTTTATAGCAAGTGCTAGAGGAGTTATTACTGGAGCTACTAACTCAGTTCAAAGTGTTAGGGTTGAACTCAATGGAACAGTTTACAGGCTGGCTTTGTACGCAAATGCGTGATGTTACCATAATATTATTAAATTATTACTCAAAGCTGCTTAGGCTTTGAAAAAACGGAGGTAATATGAAATTGCTCAAAGGTTTACACCAACAAGTACGTGATCTTGATGGTCACACTAACCCAGAGGCGGATGAGAAAACAAAGTATTGCAAACTTTGTGCCTTGTCAGTTGCAACAATGAACGCTGCCCCAGCAGATAAAATCAGAGCTTGGGAGTTGGCTCAGAAGTTGCATAAAGCTGATGATGAGTTAGTCCTTGAGGATGATCAAGTAAGATTGCTCAGACAAGCGTTGGAGGGTACTCAAAATCTCAGTGCTTTAGCATGTGGACAACTACTTGAGTGGCTGAACACTGCCGAGAATTACGAGATCAATGTTGACAAGAAATAAAAAACCTAGGCATAATAAGAGAATAGGACATCAATAGGTCATTAGTTTGAAGTAATGGCGGTATGTCGAATGAGCGTAATGCTTGTTTGTCGTACCGCCTTTTTTCGTACAAAGGAGTCAATATGAATAAATTTAATCGTTTTATACCCATCTCAAAAGCTGACGATGAGAAGCGGATGGTCTATGGTTACGCCTCTACTCCAGACTTGGACAGCCAGGGAGAGATTGTGGCACTAGATGCTTTAAAAGCTGCATTACCAGATTATCTCAAGTTTCCAACCATTAGAGAGATGCACCAACCCAGTGCAGTAGGCACAACTAAACAAGCCGTCATCGAAGACGGTAAGGGTTTATTTATTGGTGCAAAAGTCGTGGATGACAATGCTTGGACTAAGGTCAAGGAGGGCGTATATAAGGGTTTCTCGATTGGTGGCTCAATCGTGAGCAAAGTAGATAATATTATTCAATCACTCAACTTGAGCGAGATTAGTTTAGTTGACCGACCAGCCAACGCAGCAGCCGTGATCACTGTTTACAAATCAGAGCAACCAACTACAGTCGAAATGTTTAAGGCTACCGTCGCCGAAGTTGCAGAAGAGGACGACTGGATGAGATACATGGAGCTTAATCATGCAATGGATGTTTTGTCAGCAGCCAATACTCTCAAGTGGATGCGTCGAAGCTACAAAGATGACAGCAAAAAGGTCAGCATGGTTGATAAGGCTATCAATATGCTCAAAGACCTTGCTATTGACATCCTTGATGATACTGAGACAGAGAAGTTTTGCAGTATTCTTGATATTGAAAAGGCAAAGATGAGCTCTAAGCAAAGGGGAAGTCTCAAAGATAGTGACTTCGCAGTCCCAGGAAAACGCAAGCTCCCAATCAATGACGCCTCTCATGTCCGTAACGCAATGGCACGATTTAATCAGACTCAATTTTCGTCTGCTGATGAAAAGAAAAAAGCAAAGAGTAAGATTATTGCCGCTGCTCGTAGGTTTGGTATTAAGGTCGATGAGTTTAAGCAAGCATCATATAGTATTGAGTTTGCCAAACTTAAGGCAGTTGACTTTGCTCTACCAAAATCAAGAGAGTATCCATTGGCAACCCCAGACTTTGTCAAGGCATCAATGATTAAATATCTATCAACAAATTTCAGCGATGAAGCTACTCGAGTAACTGTGAGAGACAGACTCATTAAAGCAGCCTCAGAGTTTGACCTAAATGTTGATGGGTTTTTAGAGGTTGATGCTATGCCTATGTACCAACGCAAACAATTATCAGCACTCTCTCAATCAAGGTACTCAAAGGTAGACGGCTCATTATTAGAGAGAGTACAAAAAGTAATACAGGAGGCTAATGCTATGTCAAAAGCTAAAAAAACAGACAAAAAGTCCGATGAGCTAAAAGCCAAAGCCAAGGACGAAAAAAATGAACAGGTTGAAGACGAAGAGGTTGAGGATCAGAAAACTGATGCCAAAGAGACTAAGTCTGATGAAAAGCCAGGGGACAAAAAAGAAGAGTCAAAGGCTGATGAGCAACCAAAAGAAGAAGCTCAAGCAGACGAGTCAAAACCTGGTACTCAAGTAGTGGACGAGGCAAAGCAAACTGCTGACATGCCTGACTATATGCAAAAACTTGAGAAGGTAGAGCAAGATGCTACCAAAGAAGCTGACACTGACGAAGCCGAAGACGGCGGAGAAGGTGAAGGTGATGCTGAGGAAACTCAGAAATCTGAAAATGCTATCGGCTTACAAAAAATTGAGAGCTTGGAAGCCTCTATGTCCAAAGTGGCGACTGTTTTAGAGTCGTTGGTCAAACGTATCCAAACTCTTGAAGCTCAACCAGCTCAGCCGAAAACTAAAACCACCTTGGTCAACAAGGACTTTAGTAGAGCTGATGATGAGAAGTCAGGTTTAGATGAGGCTAGTCAGTCCCGACTAGACAAAGTCAATAAAAGACTTGGCGAGTTGAAAACTCTCAGGGAGTCAAACCCTGGTGAGTACATCTCTAAGTACCAATCAGAAGCATTGGGCTTACTTGATGAAAAATCAGCTTTGTTAAAAGGGGCAAAATAATAGTAATTATCTAGTCTTAGGAGGCTATATGAACAAGTTAGATACAATGGAGCTTGTTAAGGCTTTACAGGCTAATGGCTTCAATGATGCTGGCGAATTTGCCAAAGCAGTTGAAACTATTGCCACTAACACGTTTAGTCCTGACAGTCGCTCCGTGTTCTCTCCTGAAAACCTAGAAGAAGAGGTCAAATTAACTGTACCCAAAGCAACACCTTTGTGGAACAGAGTCCCTCGTATTCAAGGTATAGGTGAGGCAACCGCTTGGAAACGCCTGACTTCCAAGCTCCACTCTCGCAGTGGTGGTATGGCAGGCAATGGTACTAATACGAGCATCGCTTTTGCTGATGGTGGATCACCTGGGGAAACAACCCAAAGTTACACAGTCACGAGTGCCGCTTACAAACTTTATGGTCGAAAGATCCAAGTTGGTGGGTTGGCTATCGCTGCAAGTCGTAACATGCAGGGTGGTAATGTGTTCGAGCAACGCCGACGCACAAAGCTAGTCGAAACCATGATTGGTGTCGAAGAGCTTTACATCGGTGGTGACGCAACCAACAACAGTCAAGAATTTGATGGTTTAGGTGCTCAAATTACTACCAACTCAGGTGTGCGTACTTTGCTGACCGTATCTGGTGTAAACCAAGATATCGCTCAAACTCTCTACAAAGAGGGTGGGTCTCCAACCTTATTACTCGCTAATGCTCGACAGACCAAGTCTTTGAGCGACGAGTTACAAGGTACTGGTAGCATCCAGCGTGTCGTGGTTGACGACCAAGGTAACGCTATCGGCGGTCTAAGAGTGTCCAAGATGGTCAACGCCATCGACGGTACTTTGATCGACATTGTTACCTCGAGGTACACCGCTGATCAGGCATTCCTTTTGACTGAGCGTGATGAGTCTGGACTAGTCCACATTGACTTTTCCGAGCTCATCCCTCTGTCTCAAATTGATGTGCCGACCACAACCTTTGCATCTACCGCTTTCGTAGTCGGTGCTGGTGCATTGCGAGTGATCGCAGAGCCTTATCAGTACAAATACACTGGTACAGCATTGCTCTAGTAAGTTTGTTACCTGCAACTGCCCCCTACGGGGGGCAGCAGGGAGGTAATAACTCTATGACGATAGCTTTTGTATCAAACGACGAGTTTAGAGCGGCAACACCAGGACTTGATTTGTCTCAATATACTGAGACGACTTTATCTGGTGTTTTGTTACGTGCTACTGCTAGAGCTGAGCGTTTCCTCGAGTATTCTCTCCCATTTGAGAGCATATCTAGTGAAAAGGCAGAGGGTGAGATCACCTCTCTTGGTGAATTGATAGTTTTTCCTCGCAAGTACCCCGTGAGGACTGTTTCAGCAGTAAGCATCGTCAAAGGTAGTTTTTCGAGTGCTTTAACACTAGATAACTACGATATACCGAGCAGAGCTGATGAGATTGTTTTCTCTACCGCAGACATAGAATTGCAAAACTTCTCGGTGATTGACTTTGATCAACTACGTAATGAGGATTTTTATGTAGTGATCAGTTACACGGCTGGCTACTACATGTATGACCGTCCTCAAGATTTAATTGACGCTATCATCTTAATGGCACGTGATGAGGTGGCTCGTAACCTAAACCCAGGAGGGGCAAGCGAAATTAAACAGGGTGCGGTCACTATTAAGTATAAAGATAAGACTGACATACAGGATGGCAAGAGCGACCTCGTGAGAGACGCTGAGGCTATCTTGCAGACTTATAAACGTGTCTCGGGATGGTAGAGTATGTACTTTGACAAAACAGGCATCATACAACGATTGACCGAAACGTCTGGAGACTCTAACAAAGAGGACTATCAGAGTGTGACTGGACTTGCTGGTTTTCCGATTAACGTACAACCATCTAGTCCAGAAACCACGGTTTTAGTAAACGGGGTGTACGGTAAGACTTACACTGTTTACACGACCCACTCTGGAATTAAAGACGGCGATAGGCTAACAGTATCGGGATTGTTTACAGATGGGAAAACCCAAAACAAGACCTTGCAAGTTAGCAATGTCGGCAATTGGTCGTTTCCGCCTCTACCACACTTTGAGATCACGTGTGTGGAGATAGAAACATGATCAGAATAACAATAATCGGTGCTGACGAATTAGCGAGCAAGTTGTCTGGATCAGGCGGATTACTCAAAAGTAAGTTATCAGAGGCGATTAGAAAATCGACCGAGGTAACAAAACAAAATATTGCTAGAGAAGCACCTGTCTGGCAAGGCACATTAAAGAAAAGTATCGAGGCAAAATCATCTGGCTTAACAGGTCGGGTGGGAGTAGCTGGATCAGCAGCAAAATATGGCTATGTTCAAGAGTACGGACGTACATCAAGAAAAATGCCACCAGTAGCAGCACTTGAGAAATGGGCAGCGGCTAAGCTAGGCGATAGTAGCCTGGCATTTGTACTTGCACGATCAATCGCTCGTAAAGGTACAAAGCCACAACCATTTTTTGAGCCAGGTACAGAAGAGAGTATCCCTCAAATAGAGCAATTTTTTGAGGCTACTTTAAAGGAGTTTATTAACGCACTATGATAACAAGCAACGTAAAAACAACACGAGACGCCATTAAAACAAAGCTGGACACAGTGTCGGCTTTGCAGGGCACTTTTGATTATGAGACTGGGAAAAACAGCGGGTATCCTTTTGCTACCATTACCCCCGAAAGTGGATCGAGCACTTTTGGCGATAGTAGGGGGTCAGCACAGGGTAGAAACATCCAAAGGATGCGTTTTAATATCCGAGTCTACCAAGAGCGTGAAGAGCATTTGTTTGGAGCTGAAAAGGCTGAAACAATAGCCCTAGACATTCTTGATGATATCTTGACCGCATTTCATCAAGATACGACTCTTAATGGGGCGGTGCTTTGGCAGAGACCAGTGTCCTGGTCTGCTGGGCATGAGGTTAGAGATCATTTACTCAGGACACTAGAAGTAACAATTGAAGCTGTCAAAGAAATTGACACTTAAAAATTAAAGGAGGAAATATGTCACTACTAATCGGTAGACAAAGTTACGTAGGGCTAGCCATTGAGGATACCCCAGGCACAGCCGAGGGAAGTCCAGACGTAATTTATCCATTTATAGAAAATACTCTCATGGAAAAACATGAGAAGCTCTTGGACATCTCATCGAGGGCAAGTCGGGTACTTAACCACGACGCTCGAAGTGGTAAGAAGTGGGGAGAGGGAGACTTAGGCGTTTACGTTGATGCTACAAACATCGGCTACTTGCTTAAGCTTGCTTTGGGTACAGAAGTCAAAACAACTGTGGGCGGCACTCCAACTGTGAGCGATCACCACTTCATTCCAACTGTCTCAGGTAACACGCCTAAGACAGCTACATTGTGGAATGCTAGAGGTAGCAACCCAAGTGTGAAACAACACACCTACTCTGCTATCGACACGCTCGAGCTTGAGATCACTAACGAAGACATCGGTGAGGCTACTGCTGCCTTTATTACTGACTACCCAACCAAAGTGAGTGCTCCAACCTTGACGACCACATCTGGTACGCTCATGGCTTGGAACAACATGGAGGTGAGGTTTGGTGATACTTACAACGAGGCAATCGCAGCTAGTGCCACCAAGATGACTAACTTCAAACTTGAGATGGCTAACAATGTAGAGGCTCAATATCGAAGTGGTAGCGACCAACCTGATACTATTACTCTGGGTGAGTTAGAAGTCAGCGGTGAGTACACCCTATTCTTTGAGAATGACACCGAAGCTGATGCCTACAGAGATAATACCAAGAGATGTATGGTCGTTGACTTACTTGGTGCTAACATCGGAGGCGGCTATCAAGAGCGAGTAAGACTTATTTTCCGAAGAGTCTTTATCGAGGAAAATGAGTACGAGACTGATTTGGATGGCATCATCGCTCTGACACAAACATTCAGATGCGTACAGGGCAGTAGTGTAGATCCTGGTTTCTTTGAAGCTATCGTCAGAAACTTAAAATCTGACCTGTACTAAAAATGGGACAAAAGTAATAATGGAACGGGGCGGGGGTTTCTCCATTACCCCCCGCCCCAAACAAAAAGGAGACACTATGTCAAAAGGCATCGTTTTAGAAGAAATGAGAAAAAAAACAGAGATTGTGCTACCCAAAAGTGGTGCAACCGTCTGGCTCTGGGATGACATTCTTGCTGGTGATGTTTTAGGAGGGATGCAGTTTAATAACCTAGGTCAAGTCGAAAAGACAGATACCTTTGCCGTTGTTTTATCTGTTATCGCTGACTGGAATTTCATCGACTCAGAGGGTAACAAAGTGCCTGTCAATGTAGAGAATGTCCAAAAGCTGTCAATGACAGACTTTAATGTTTTAGCCCAGCATGTAGCTAAGGTCTCTCAGCAAGAGACCATTGGTACTGAGGAAAAAAAAAGCTAAAACAAGACCTTTACTTGGGGCTCAAGGGGATGAAGAAAACCATACCCCATGAGTTTAGAAACGTACAGCTCTGTAGAGCAATGGGCATTGACTACTGGACGCTGATGTTTCAGCCCAAACGACATGTCGAGCTCTTTGAGATGTATCTTACTGTAGAAGGTAAGATCCAAGAAGAAAATATAAAACGCCAGAAGTCGGCATCGACCAAGGCGAGAGCAAGTAAAGGGAGTCGCCGTGGCAGATAAACAGCTACAAATACAAATCACCGCAGTAGACAACGCATCGAGCACAATCGGTCAGGTTGGTAACAGCTTGTCTACACTTTCCAAATCTGGTCAAACAGTTGGTCAAGCAATGAACACGCTAGGTAAAGCGATGGTTGGTATTGGCACGGCTGCTGCTGCTGCTCTTGGTGCATCAACTAAGGCGGCAATTGATTGGGAGTCTGCTTTTGCTGGTGTTCGTAAAACTGTAGACGCATCCGAGGCAGAGTTTGCACAACTTGAGCAGGGATTGCTTAACATGAGTAAAACCATCCCAATTGCTGCCACTGAGTTAGCAAGCATTGCCGAGGTAGCTGGTCAGTTAGGTGTGGCAAAAGAGGATATCTTAGCATTTACAGAAACGATGGCAAACCTTGGTGTTGCTACTAACTTGACTGCTGAGGAGGCTGCTACCGCTTTTGCTCAGTTGGCTAACATAATGCAAGAGCCAATTGATAACATTGACAACTTAGGTGCTGCATTAGTAGATCTAGGTAATAACTCTGCTACTACTGAGCGAGATATTTTAAACTTTGCCCAGCGTATTGCTGGTGCTGGTAAACTTGCCAACTTAACCTCTCAAGACCTGCTTGGTATTGGTGCAGCTTTTAGCTCTGTGGGTATTGAGGCCGAGGCTGGTGGTACTGCCGTACAGAAGGTTTTAATGAACATGACCGAGGCAGTTGCCCAGGGAGGTGAACAGCTAGACCTTTTCGCAAAGACTGCTGGTATGAGTGCTCAAGAGTTTAAAAAGATGTGGGAAACTGATGCCGCTGGTGCTTTTACTGCTTTTGTGGAGGGACTAGGCAACGCAGGCGATGACGCTATTGGTATTTTAGACGAGCTCGGTTTATCAGATCAGCGTCTAGTAAGAGGTTTCCTGTCTGTGGCTAATGCTGGCGATTTGATGCGTGACTCAATTGGTAGATCAAATAGTGCCTTCCAAGAAAATACAGCGTTGATTGAGGAGGCATCACGAAGGTATGAAACTACAGCCTCACAAATCCAACTACTTAAAAACAATCTCTTCTTGCTTGGTAACGCTATTGGCTCGGCAGTATTGCCAGTGATCAATCAAATGATTGAAAAAATAATCCCTCTCATCAATGCTTTTGTCACATGGACTGAGGCACACCCAAGATTAGCAGCCGTTATCCTTACGGTAGTTGCTGGTCTTGGTGCTCTAGTCGCTATTATTATGATATTAGCTCCGATCATTACCGCTTTAATAACTGTGTTTACTGCCTTTGCTGCTGTGGCTGGGTTGATATCTTTGCCAATACTTTTGATTGTGGCTGCGATTGTCGCAGTGATTGCAATTATCTGGTTGCTTGTTGCTAACTGGGAGACGGTGTGGGGTATTATTGTGAGCGTGGTAACTACTGTCTGGCAGGTCATTCAGACTGTCATAACGACAGCACTCCAGATTATCATGCAGATTATTCAAATGCACATTGATATGTTTGTGATGATATTTCAGGTTGGTTGGATGATCATACAAACCGTAGTACAAACGGCAATGATGATTATTCAAACAATTATTACGACAGCCTGGCAGATCATTACTACTATTGTTCAAACTGCAATGCAGATTATTACGACCGTCATTCAAACTGGTTGGAATATTATCAAGACTGTGGTTACTACTGTAATGCAGGCAATTCAAACAGTAATACAAACAGCGTGGAATACCATCAAAACCATTACTCAAACTACTCTCACCGCTATTCAAACGGCAGTGCAAACAGCAATGAATACTATCAAAAACATATTTCAAACTGCCTGGAATGCAATCAAAACCTTGGTACAAAATGCACTTAATCAACTTTTACAGATAGCTCAGAGCGTAATGGAGCAGGTAAAGTCTGCAATTAGCGCTGGTGTTGAAGCTATCAAAGGGATCTTTAACGGGCTAAAAGGAGCTATTGACTCAGTGATTGGTAAGTTTAGAGAGATGGCGAGTGCTGCACGTGAGGCTTTATCCGCTGCTGGTAGGGCTGTGAGTAGTAAGCTTGGGGGCATTTCAAGACAGCACGGTGGTACTATCCCAGGATCGTTTAGTGAGGCAGTGCCAGCTATCTTGCACGGAGGTGAGCGAGTGATCCCAAGAACAGGCACAGACGTCAATGCTCCCCAGAGTGGTGGCGGAGGTAGCACTATCAACATTATAATTGAGGGAGACGTGAACAGTATGGACATGGTCTCTCGGATCGCTGACGCCGTTAAGGAGTCAATCGGTCGAGATAATGAATTGGCTCAATTTGGAGTAGGTATCTAATATGGCACATCCAACATTTGAAAATCTATCGTTACAAGACTCAACTTATATCACTAAACAAGTTGATCACGACACACTACCAAAGCGCGAAATCGAGTCAGTGCATATCCCTCGTCGTTTGGGTAAAAAGCTAATCAATACCGAAATTGGTGAGAAGGTTATCCAAATATCGGGCATCATTTTAGCTGATACTGCCGAAGAGCTACAGTCTGCAAAAGATGAGCTGAAAAAAGTCCTTAATACGGTCGAGGGTACTTTAACAATAGAGGACGGCAGAGACTTCACCGCAACGGCTGAAAGGGTGAAAATCCCAGAGAAACAATATACAAGAACAGTACAGCCATTTGAGATCCAGTTTGTTTGTAGCAAACCATTTGCAGAGGGTGCTCAACAAAATACTGGCTTTGTTGTCCCTAGTGGGTTATTCTCTTTTACTCTTCAAACGACCGTATCTGGCACAGTATTCAATAGACCTCAGTTTGTCTTTACTCTGCCATCTGGCACAGGTACATCGCCAGTCAATATTATTAAACTCAGGTATTATGATACCGCTAATCAGATAGTTGTCTCTGGCTCATGGACTGCTGAGAGTGAGATCACGATTGATTATAACAACTATCAAATTACTCAAGGAGGCGTTCAATTAGATTACACTGGTCAGTTTGACAATATTGAGCCAGGATCAAGGACGTTTGAGATTACAGTATCAGGTACAAAGAACGACGGCACTCGCATCTCGATGGGCTATCGTCCTCGTTATTGGTAAAGGAGCAATTATGGCAGCACAATACCCAAATCAGATACCAGTATTCACTACAAAAATCGACAACGTGGATACAGTTTTTGCAGATCATATTAACAGACTACAAGAAGAGGTTATCGCTCTAGCAACTAAGCTAGGCACAAATCTAACCACCACAGGATCTTTGGTCTACATTAGTGCTGATGGCAACTTGGCTGCCATTGGTACTGACTTAACCTGGGATAGTGTCAATAATCGACTTGGTATCAATAACAATACCCCAACATACACGCTTGATGTGGTTGGTAGATTAAGGGCTGTCAACTCAGTTGGTCCTCAAATGCTTATGGATACCCCAACCACGGGTCAGCAGGCTTTGCTTTCATTCTTTAGTGCTGGATCTCAAAAGTGGTTTTTTGGCAAACAGACAGACGATGCTTTTTTGGTCTACGATCACATCGCTGCTAAAACTAAAATCCATATTGCACAGAGTGGGGACATATCACTAATGCCCGATGGTGGTGGTGGTGTCAAGATTGGTGGCTATGGTGTAAGCAATGGTTTATTAGACGTACAGGGTACGATTTATGCTGCTGAGGATATTAGACCACTGAGACGAATGGTTGCCCCCAATGGAGCTAACGGGATTGATTACTCTGGATCTGTTAGCGGTATCACAGTGAGCGGGGGGATTGTAGTAGCAGCATCGTAAAAATATTATGGCAAAATATGGTCAGACTACCTCTAAGTACGCCACATTTCTCTATGGTACTGGTGGTGTCATTACCCAGTTTCAAAAGCGATACATCTATAAAATATATGATGGCGACTCTCTAGTGGCTGTATGGTCAGCCGACGTCATTTCTCAGCCATCATTTATCACAAACATCAATGGTGGTGCAGGAGAGCTCAAAATCTCACTGGCAAGAAACTTTGAAAACTTTGGCGAGGGTGTTGACGTTAAACTAAACAACAAGGTTGACGTTATTGTTTATGATCGTGATAGCAGTGAGGGCATACTTTTATATCGAGGATTTATCAGTGCTTATGCTCCAAAGTTGATCGAGGGTCAAGAGACGGTTGACGTTACTGTCTTACCATACTTTGCACAAACTTCTTATTTCATGCTTCGATATGGAGGCAACATCACTACTATTACATACGAAACTGCTGACCCTGGCTCAATGCTTCAAGACATTATTAATAAGTTTCAGGCTGATGGCGGAGAGATTGAAACAGTTGGCGGATCAATTGATCTGACTGGTCAATCAATTGACTACACATTAAATACATCAACAGTCAGAGAGGCAATTGACAAAGTGGTTGGTCTTGCCCCTGCAAACTGGTTTTGGAAAGTTGACCCAGATAACACTATTTACTTTCAAATGGCATCTCAGAGCGTGGCTGACATTGACCATGATTTATCAATTGGTGAGCACTTCATCGAGATGGTTTCAGAGAGACGTAATGAAAACGTAGTCAATAGAGTCTATGTGGTTGGTGGCGACACTGGTGGCGGAGTGCCTTTGTATGAAGTATATGAGCGAGCTGGATCAATCGCTCTTTACGGCTTACATGCAATTAAGATAGTCAACCAGGGTATTACAACAAGTGCAGCAGCATTGGCAGCAGCATCAAAAATACTTGACGAAAACGACGAGCCAGAAACACGACTCAGACTGAGGATCTCTGACAATAACGGGATAGTCAACAATCATGGATATGATATTGAGAGCATTCAAGTTGGCGAAACTATCAGAGTTAAAAACTTAAACTATGGACAACAAACATCATCAATATGGGATGAGGCTTTGTGGGATAATGGAGTATGGGACTACTCACTTGCAAGTGTTGCTGGGTCTCCTTTGACAATTGTAAGTACCAAATACACACCCAACTACTTGGAGGTGGTAACATCAAGCAGAGTGCCACCAATCTCTCAAAAAGTGCAGGGAGTTGACTCGTCATTAAAAGATACTCAAACAAAAGACAATCCAAGTAGCCCATCATAAGGAGTAATTATGTCATTAAATTTAACCCAATTTACACCAGGCACAACCGTAAAATCTGCCGAGGCTAATGCTAATAATCAGGCTATCCAAACCCTGATCAATAACATTCGCCCAACTATTTATATCCCTGTCAACGGGACACTGACAAAGACTCTCAACGTAAGGCGTAACATTCGTATTAGACAACCGCTGACTATGGATACCATTTATTTAGATGTCGTGACTCCCCCAACTGGGCAGGCTCTTAAAATAGATGTTCGTAAAAATGGTGCTTCAATTTTTCAGACAAAACCATCAATTGCGGCTGGGGCAACAAGCGGGGGGACTGATGCGGTATTTGCTGAGACGGCACTAGCGGTCAATGACGTTTTGTCTTTTGACATTGATCAAATAGGTACTGATACGCCTGGTGCTGATTTAATGATCGCCCTAGCGATGAGGTATTAAATTATGTCAATAGATATTGCACCATTTTCGGGTAATGGCGGAGGTGGTGAGCGTACCATAAGATACACGGAAAACCTTAACAACTCGTTTGCTACTGGAGACATCAATCAAGGTGGGCGACAGTTTCAACTAGATAACGCTGACGATGTTAAGGGTAGGTTTTTTGCTGGTCAGGCTGTACTTATTGCTCAGATGACTGGGACATATCGAGGTAGACTAATGCTTAACCGCATCCTGTCAGTACAAGACAAATACGTTGAGCTCCAAATCCCCGCAAATTATGCCTATGGTGACTCTGCTGAGGCTGGATCATTAGCACAAATGGTCAATGCCTCAGAGTACACAAAACTAACGACGTTATCTGGCGGTATTTTGCAACAATCCGCAAGTTATGACTCAACCACTGGTAAGGGTGGTGTTGCTTTTGCAGTCGTAAGGGGTCAAGTTGATTTTCAAATTGGCTCAGCGGTAGACGTTGATCAACTATTATTTATCGAGTGTGATTACTTGAGTAATAGTGGCAACTGGAGTGTTGGTGATAACTCTGGCACATTCGTCGGATCAAATGTTATTATTAGAGCAAGGAAAGTCGTATTAGGCGATGATCTTTTAACGAATTCGGTGACACTCACTGGTTGTGAGATTGGTTTTGGAATTGGTGGCGATGCAATTATCGGCACTGAAAACCCTGGTCAAGTCCAAGCTTGTGAGACTGTAATATCTGGGGCAAACACAATCTCTCCTCTAACTGCGATCATTCCAGTGGAGGGTGGGCACAGTTGGTGCAACGCCGAAGAGATACAATTTATTTAATGGAGCACTGCCCATGAGCAAAGATAAAGAAAACTTCATCACACAAAACGATATTAGATTTTTTCTAGTTTTATTGTCTTTTTTGTTGCCAGTTATTTTGTGGGGTATTCGTTTAGAGTATAATGTACAGGCTAATGAAGAAAAAAGTGCAGAGATTAAAGAGAGTTTGGCAAAATATCCAAGTGCTGACTGGTTTGAACAAAAGTTTAAAAACAATGATGAGAAAATGGACACGATCATAGAAGAATTAAAAGAAATTAAAAAGTTGCAGTAAAGTAACTTATGCCACAAAACGCAGATAAGTTTGTACAGCCAACTAGGTACACGGGTGACTACCCTACTGGCTTCAACGGGTATACGTGGCTTGATTGGTCTCCAGAGGCGAGTGCCTATCATCCTGGTGATGACTACAATTACGGATCTGGTAGTGATGATCTTGGTCAAGATGTGCTCGCTACTGCAAACGGTCTTTGTATTTATGTAGGTGAGTCAAACAAAGGCTATGGCAACATGGTCATTCTTAAACATTCGATTGGCTATAATCTCAAACGCTTCATCAAAGAAACCTATGGCGTTGATACAGACACATTGTACTCACTTTATGCTCACCTAGATAAAATTGAGATTAAGGTTGGTGACGAGGTAGAAGCTGGGCAAGACATTGCAAATCTGGGCAAATCTGGGACTGTATCACCACACCTACACTTTGAGATCTACCACTTAACTGGCGACCTGAAAAATACCTCGTACCGTTTCTACCCAGTTGGTTGGAGTAAAGAAAAAATAGCCCTTAATTGGCTGCCTGCATACAAGTTTATTGAAGCCACCAAACAAATTGAGAGTTTTGAGACGTTTTTGGGTAAGACAAAAGAGTATTGGGAGGCTGTGGAAAAGGATCGAGAGAAACTTCTCAAAGAGTTGGGCGATAAGGAAAAGGAGTTTTTAAAAGAACGACAGGGATTGCAAGAACAGATCAACACGCTAACAAATGAAAATAAGCAGTTGAAAGATGAGACTGCCAAATGTGACCTAAAAGTTGAAAGTGTTGTTACATCAATCAAAAAAGAGGTCGATAATTTAACCACAAAACTGACAAAGTCGGAAGAGAAGCGTAGAGATGCTGAAAATCGTGCCACCCAACTATTAACCGAACGGGCTGAAAACTATAAGATAAGTGAGGCAACACGAATATTATACGAAACTATTAAAAATTCATTAAGTAATAAAAAGGAGTGACCATGTCATCAACTATAAAGGTGAGTAAAAAATATACTCTAAACCAAGCAGACTTTGAAGCAATTGGTAGAGGCTTGCTTATTGCATTAGCTGGAGCAGCTCTGACCTACCTAATTGACGTTTTCCCACAGGTTGACTTTGGACAGTACCAAGTTGTAGCAGCAGTCGTTTTTGCGGTACTAGTCAACGTCGCACGCAAATATTTGGCTGGTAAATAAATTGCTACTTGCAAACTACTATTTGAATATGGTTATATATTCTTATATTTGGCAAGCGTCCAGTGAAAAGCTGGTTTCCCTACGAGGTATATCCAAAGTGGGAAAAATATTATAGAATAAGCGAAACACCGTTTTCGCATGGCAAAGGAGTCGCTTTGCCAAAAGTCTTATTCTATAAGCCTTTGCCAGCCGAAAGCGGTTTTTTTATGGCTATCAAGGGCGACAGGTTGTAATCACAAGTTACTACGTGTTTCCTTAATAGCTATGTAGAACAAAGTAATTTTTGCATAGCATCAGACTCTTTGGTGTAATGGCAACACACTCATGCGGACTGGCAGGACGCATAAGAGATGCACGGGTCGATACCTGCAAGAGTCACAATGGAAAAATCAACAAACAACTATCAGAAAAATGGAAACAGCGAGCGTCGTTATTGATGCTCGTTTTTTTTAGTTGTTTGATCAGGGATCACTTGGTTTACGGGTGCATGGCGACATGTAGTTTACAAAGTGACTCCTGACCAGACAACTGGCGACGTGGGACATACGGATGAGTCTTGTGGGAGTATCACCCACCTCTTTATGAGCCGACTGGAGCGTCGATAAATAACTAGCAGTTGAAAGATGACTCACGAAAAGGTAACTCGGGTATGCGAAATTAACGCAGACCGACACGTGTAGCTACATAAAACCAGACCCAATGCTTGACGTTCGTCAAAAAAGCATTATATTGTCATGCCTAAAAAGCAGTCGATTTAATTGCTTCTTTATTTCGGACAGTCAATCGTAGGTAATCTGGGTGTCGAAATTAACTTTTATTAAATATAAATAATTACTAACTTAAATATGAAAAACTATATTATAGACAATGAGATACAAAATAGACCGTGTCCAAAGTGTTCAGCCTTAATGGAGCGACGACTTAAAAAATTACTTCACCCTAAAGACTTAGATAGACCGTACATATTTACTCAATGGGACTACTGTAAAGACTGCAAGCACGTTCAACATTATGAGAAGTATAAAATGAATATAAAAAAACGACGCTCTTCTATTCTCTTCTAATGTAAACAGCACTCTCAAATTGTAACTTTAATGTAAACTACTCGAGGGTATTTTACTACTTGACAAATACTCTAAACATGGGATCATATAGTTAGTTACAAAAAAATAGGAGTCAATATGGCAAGCGACACCCTCAGAACAATGTACCAAAAACAAAGGTACGATTATCACAAACGCATTTATACCGCCCTCTACAATGGGCAGATCAACCTCGAACAAGCATTTTATTGCGTCTTTGGTTACTTACCAAGCGAGGATCAAGCGATCATTTTTCAACAAACAGCACACGACAAAATGAAATACTTTGTACCTGAGTACGCTCGGGAATGTCAGGACTTACTTGAGGATAAGCTCAGAGCTGACTACGAGGACGACATGAGATATGAGGAGGCTCACGCTTATGAAACACTATAGAGAAGTCCTCAAAGACATGGGTTGGTCTGAGGCAGAGATCAAGCAAGTAGAGCAAAATCCAGACAATTTGAAAGCGATAAAAAACACATTTATGTATCAGTCGACTGAGTTAGGAATGCACCTCGACGATCTGGTCGAAGCAATTATAAACGCATTCAAAAAATTATTAAGGAGGTGGAATGAGAGAAATTAAATTTAGAATAATAAATCCAGATGGCAATACTGACTACATGACCATAGAGGAATTATTATTTGAAACGTACTCGAAGTATTGGTTTGATGATTTACATATAAGTCAATACACAGGCCTCAAAGACAAAAACGGAGTTGAGATTTATGAGGGGGATATACTGAGACATGAATTTTATTGGAGTGATATCAAAGGATTTGAAATAAACAAAAAAATAGGAACAGTTGATTTTAGGGGGGGTAGTTTTTCTATAAAAGAAACTGGACTGCCATTATCTTTTGCTGATGATTATGAAAAAAGTAAGGTAATCGGCAACATCTACGAAAACCCAGAATTATTAGAAAATAAAAAAGAATAACTATGTCAAAGAAAAAACTCATTACCAAAGATCAAACACTCAGCGAGGCAAACATGGCTCTCGTTGACAACGGGCTGACTACCCAGCAAGCACTGCACATGGTGCAGGGTACACCAAAGGATCACGTCTACAGACGACCAGCAAAAGGCGGTGGTCAATGGGACTATGTCACAGGTGTGTATGTCAAAAAGGTACTCAACTATGTCTTTGGCTGGAAGTGGTCATTTGAGGTCAAGGATCACGGCAGAGAAGGCGACCACATCTGGGTCTTGGGTAAACTCAAAGTCATACTCAACGACGGCACTGAGGTAGTCAAAGAGCAGTTTGGCAGAGCTGAGGCAAAAAGAAAAAAAGGCGGTGGTGACTATCTTGACTACGGCAATGACTTGAAGTCAGCCACAACCGATGCACTCAAGAAATGTGCGAGTGAGTTGGGCATTGCCTCAGACATCTATGGTAAAAATGAGTGGAAAGAGATCAGAGTTGAAATGGTCGACGAGCTACCACAACCAGAAGATAAAAAAGAGCCGACTGTCAAAGTCGACAAAAGCAAAGTAATGGAAAATATCAAAAAGGAGGCAAAATGATAAAAACTACAAGTATCGCTAAAAAAGAAATACTCATGTTTGAAAGCGACAACTTTGCAATATCAGTACACGTCCCTCAAAATTGTAGTAAGGCGAGCGAGGTCAAGCTCTACCAGAAAACAAATGACAATACAAAATGGGACTTGCTACAAACATTTACAGAAGAGAAAAAAGCAGACATGGCATTTATCGGGAAACTGCTTGAGGAATTAAGTACACAAATAGAGGATGAAATACCATTTTAAGGCTATATGAAAAAATGTAGCCGTAGTTGGGAGGTAAAAATGACTAATCACGCAGAACACATATTAATAGTTTTTATACTTGGAGCTTTAATTTGGCTTTTTGGCTATGCTGTTTTAACTAGTATTGACCGCTCAATTCAAAACCAAGACCGGATGTTGTGTAATTCGGCAAAAGTTAGCGGTAACGTGCAATACTTGCAAAAATGCCAATGTTACTACGAGAAAGGAGATATAAAATGCCTACAAAACCAAAAATAGAGAACATTTATAAAACAGGAAAATCAAGTAAGCCTGCTTATAAGATTACTGTTTCACCTAAAAAGTTAAGTCATAAAAAGAGAGCAGATGAGCTTTTGGAAGATTTAATTTCAAGGAATTATAATATTCGGCTTTATAAAGATGGTAGGAGAATGCCGATAGGCTCTTTAAATTTGACAATTATATTTCCTTGGTTTGAATGGGGAGAAAGGAAAAATGAAGAGTAATTTTAGAAAACAGTCACCGAAATTTTTACAGACATATATTTATAACAAAGATAAAACTTATTTTGTTTCGACTGCTTATAGACAAAGCTCAGCAATGATAAACACTCCCCCCTGGTATTTTGAAACAATAGCTTGGGAAATTAATGAAAAAAATGAAAGAGAAAAAATGGTAGAAATGGTTGATAGTGGGAGTGGTGAAAACATTGCTTTTAAAAGTCATTTTGATATTGTTAAAAAATTAACTACCCCATAAAAGGAAAACTAACTATGACCAAACCACAACCAACACAGAAGCTAGCAGAAGATATTAAAACAGCACTTAAAGGAGAACTTGACAGAAAAGTGGGAAGCTGGTGAGAGAACTCCCCATAATATGACTTTAGAACTTCTTAAAAGATTAGATAAAGAACTAGAGAAAGGAAAAGAGAGATGAGTAAGCAAACAGCTATTAGTATGATGATTGAAAAAGAGCAATTTAGACAAGCATTGCTTCGTAAGAAAAAAGGTGTACCTACCTGTCCGAACTGTGGGTCTTACAGATTACATTGTTTAGTTTTTAGCTTTATATCTGGAAATACTTATGAATGTTATCGTTGCAATAATATCTGGTCTAATTTAATTTATGGGAGAGTAAAAATCTAACTAAACTGAAAGGTTATATGCCACAGAAGAAAAATAAACTGCCAGAATCAAGGATGAGGAGAATTGGAAAAAGCACTCTTGTAACCAATGCTTTTTTAGCAAGTATTAAAGCAGGTGAGAGTCCAATTTATCATCACCCAGAATATGTTTGTATTAGCAGAAAACAGTTTGAAGAATTTTCCACTCAACAAGCTACCAACTCACCAAGAAAGGGCAAGCGTATGACTGACACTAACAAACCAACGCCAGAATGGGAAACAGACTTTGATTTTCAGTTTATGCAACTAAGGGATGAAAATGACCTCTGGATGGATACTGATGTTACTGGCAACCGAATCAAGAAATTCATCTCCCAACAACTCACCGCTTTCAGCAAAGAGGTTGAGGGGGTGATTGGGACTTCCGATGTGACTAGCGAATTACATCCAAATAAATATGCCTTGCATAGGAATGACCTCAGAGCAGAACAACTCCAAGCTCTATCTAACCTAAACAAAAAGTGGGGAATCCGAGTATGATGGTGCTGACAATAGTCGCCACCATCAGCTCAATTACTTTTTTAGTTGGCGTCGCAATGTCGCCACTAAACCACTGGTATAAGATTATGCTTTTTAGCGCAGTGATATTATTTATTTGCACGGTCTATATATGATGATGTCTCAAGAGCGATTTTTAGAGGAATTACAAGAGCGCGGAGAGCCGGCCGAGCTTGCTCTACTCTGGTATATAAAAAAGTTTTACCCAAACGCTTATAAAGAAGAAGGCTACAATCCAGACTACGACATCATTGACCCAGACAGCGGAAAAACCTTTGAGGTCAAAAACCAACATGAAGCCTTTAAATATGTTGTTATTGAAACCGCCTCGGCAGAAGAAGGCCGCTTTAAGTTGACTGGAATTACCACCAGTAAAGCAACCTACTGGGTTATTTGGTGCAAAGGATTTTTTTATTTCATCAGAACTCAACTACTCAGACAACTCGTCAAAGACCTTCCGAGCAAAACCATGCAAATCGAAGACCAAGCCAAGACAATTAAATTGCTTTTAATTGATGACCTTATTGAAAACGCTGATCATAGTTACGAAATGTCTCAAGAAGAGATTAATACTTTTAATACTTGACAAGTATTAAAGTATCTACAATAATATAGATAAATGGAGGCAATAATATGAAAGTCACAATCGACTTAGAACAACTTACAAATATAGTACAAAAAGCTGACGGTATTGTTTTCTCACCAGAAGCAGAAAACGTGCTAGTACAGCTTTATGAGATCAAACAAAAAGTTGAGGAGGCTGAGAAAACAGCCAAGAAACTCATCGAAGAGACAGCCCTCAAATATGATCCAAACTTCACCAGTATTCAATCAGACAAACTCAGAGTTTCATACCGAGCTTACGGCTCACGATACTCAATTGATGAGTCACACCTTGCTGACATCCCAGAAGGTTTATACAAAAAAGTAGTCAAATACTCACCAGTCGCAAAAGCCATTGAGGCTCATGCTGACGAAAAGGGTATGCCACTAGGCATTGTCGAGAACGAACGCAAAAAGCAGGTCTCGATCACCATGAGAAGGGAGGCAAAATGAAAACATCTCAAAAAGAAATTAAAAGAATAGTAGAGGAATATGCAACTCATTTAAGCCCACAAGAAGAAGACTTATTAAAAGCTGAGCTTCAACGCTTAGTCTTGCTAGCACAACGAGAACAAATGCAGATAGACTACGACAACACTATGAGAATTTTATCAAAAGGGGGGGGTGAAAAATGAACAAGTTTAGAGCATCATTCAGCGTCCTGACAGTTTGGGAAAAAGGCGACTGGCAAAAAGCAGTTGAGATGTATTTCAAACTCACTGACTTCACCAACCGTGCGATGCAAGCTGGTAAGGACTTACACGAACAGTTTGAGGCTGAGATCAAAAAGACAAATGCAATGCCTCAAGTCTTTGGGGGTAAGAAGCTCGGCAAAGTCGACACTGAGTTGAAAATTGTCAAACAACTTGATGACTGGTTAGAGCTAGTCGGAGTCATTGACTGCTACGATGAGACTTCAAAAACAATTTATGACTGGAAAACTGGGCAGACTCCAAGCGAGCGATATGTCGACAGCTTTCAGCCAAAGGTGTATCAAATACTCAAGCCAGAAGCTATCAAAGCAGAAATACACCACTATAACCAGTACAATAAAAAGTCAGATATGAGCGTATTGCACTTGACTGATAAAACCCTAGACGATGCAGTCAACTGGGTACTAACTCTCTCAAGTGAAATGCACAGCTATCTTGATGAAAACAAATTATATGAAAGGTTTGCACAATGACAAAATGTGGAAACTGTAAAATTAAATATCCAGATGAGCTTTTAAGTCCAGGTATGGGTCTTGGAACATCAGACAGTATGTGTGGTATTTGTGCATTAGAGCTTAGCAATAAAATGTTGGGCATCAATAGGACTGAGTTTACTGGAGAAATAGCAGAACAAATGAGACTTGATGCTATTGAGTGGAGAAAAAAGAAGGGCATAAAATGAAGTTTCAACTACAAACAAACGAGCATGATGGTTTTAAGTTAAGCACCCAGGCAGACAGCCCAGAGGAGTTGAAAGTAGTCGAGGAGCTTACAAAACTACTCATCGCAAAAATAGAAAAAATTAAGGTAACCATTGGTTACGATCAGGAGTAAATATGTCATTTTCAACAAACATCGCTTTTTTAGTAGGCAACATCGGCAAAGATCCACAACTGAAGTTTACCCAAGGAGGTACGGCAGTCTGTACATTCTCAGTCGCCACCTCTCACAGTTACAAAAAGGACAATGAGTGGCAAGAAGCTACCACCTGGCACAACATTGTCGTCTGGGGAAAACTGGGCGAAGCCATTGCTAAACTCACCAAAGGCACAAAGGTACACGTCGAGGGTCGTATCCAAAACAGAAGCTACGAGGACAATAACGGCAATAAAAAGTATGTCAGCGAGATCGTTGCAGACAAAGTCATCGGTTTATCTGGTCAAGGTCAGTCGTCAGCACAACCCCAAAATGACGAACCACCAGCAGACTACCAAACCGAGTCGACTGAGGCTGAGGACATCGCTGACGATATACCGTTTTAGTATGTTACAAAAAACGCAAAAATATAACATTAAGGAGTTATTATGTTAATTGATACATCACAATGGGCATCGCTCAAAGAAGCATCCAAACTAGTTGATCGCACTAGCCAGTCAATCATAAACTGGACTAACGAGGGACTAGTGAGGGTGCAGATAATTGGTCAGCAAAACTTTTACTTTAAAGAAGACCTTATCAAGGCAAAGGA